CGATTCATTATTCTTTACAGAAGGTACTAAAATCTTTCTGCTGAAAGAGCGATTTATTTCAACTCCATCTTCTTTAATAACTGTAGCAGTTCTTACTTGAACAAATTTATAATCTCCTACTACTTCAATTTTATCTTCTATTGTTTCTTTTGTTAAAGCCATTTTATTTTTCTCCTTGCCTAGAATCCACTAGGTCATATATGTAACTTGTCCCCAAACATCGGCTGACGTTGTATTGTTTATATCGGTTATTGCTACAACTCCATTAGTTGTAGTATCTCTTGTTTCCCATACTAAGGCATGTGTACCGGGGTCTTTCACGCCTACAGATAAAGATACTGTACTTGGAGCAACATCAAAATACTCGAATACTATATTACCCCAATAATATTGTATATTTGTAGCTTTTGCAGTAAATGGGAAACCATGTATTTCAATATTTCCTGAACCTGCTGAACTAACATTTATATTATCAATTCTAAAATTAGCAACAACAATGTTACCTACTTTCATGTATTCACCATGATTAAATCCATAAGTATAAGTACCGTTTGTAACTGAACCTTGTATAGTTGGTGTCCAAGTACCTTCTTCGTAATCGTCAAGTGTATTCGCTGCTGCTGTGTCTGTTCCAAACAAAATACCTGAACTAGCTCTTATTTCCCCTGAAACATCTAATGTTTTTACAGGTGTCGCTTTGTTGATACCAACATTCTCTGAGGAATCCATTGTAAGTCCTCTTGTGGCTAAAGCACCGCCACCACCATTTTGAATTTGCAATTTATTAGTGCTGTTATCTAAAAGTATTTGTGCATAATTATCATCGTCTGCATCACCAAAAGCTAAAATTGAATACCCGTTTGTAGCATTACTTTTTATATTTATAGCTGAAGATGTACCAGTATCACCTACTGTTAAGTTTCTTGTTGGAGAAGAGTTTGCAATACCAACAAGTCCCCCTGATGAAATCCTCATTCTCTCTGTTTCGTTAACATCAAATCTTAGAATTTTACCACTAGCAGTATGTCCAATCGCTACTCCGTTATCATCCACACCAATATATGCAGTATATAAAGCAGATGCACCACCTCTTACATGGAATAGACCTGTACCTGTACTACTAGGTGTATAGTCAACATTGCCGCCATTTACTGACAATAATGCGTCTGGAGAGCCGAAAATACCTACTTGTCGGTTTTCATCTATTCTAATAGCTGGATTTGTACCAACTGTTGATCCAACACCAATAATAAGATCATCGACTGTGTCATCTAAACCAACATAAAAATCTTGTGCATTACCATCAAAAACTATTTTTGCATCTTCTTCTCCTGCATCCCCAATAGTAAGGGTTGGAGTTGTTCCTGCTAAAGTTACTCCTGCGTGGAATGTTGCGAGTTGGTTTTCGTCTATTGATAAAGATGGTGTAGTCCCTACAGCAGAGCCTAACCCTATAACTAAATCATCAGCACTATCGTCTAAACCAATGTAAAAGTCTTGTGCGTTGCCATCAAAGACAAGTTTAGTATCTTCAGCATCGCCATCGCCTATTGTTAAACTTGGGTTAGTCCCTTTAACAACAACTGCGCCACCGAAGTCAACTTGACCCATATCAACCGCAGTTCCAGATAAACTGAAAATACCATCGACTGTATCCAAGTCTGTATTAATTTTGCCACCCCAGGTATCAGTGGATGCACCGACCTCTGGTTTGGTTAGGTTTAAGTTAGTAGTAAATGTATCTGCCATAAATCTTTCCTTTAAGCTGCTTCTTGTTTATCTTTCTCTGTCCATGATGTTGACGGATTCGATACATCCGTCCAAGTTGTTGTGACTGTTTGATCTGTCCATGTATCAGAGGGAACAACAATATCAGTCCATTTTAAACCACCAATCGCAGAAAAACTACTTGTTTGTGCTAGTGTTGCTGTACCTCTGTCAATTTGTCTGCCGATTGCAGTAAAGTCAGAAGTAGCAGCTATCGTTAAACTTGCACTTATAGTAAATCTGCCTGTAGCAGTCATGTTTGATACAGCAGGGCCAATAACAACCCCACGATCAATCTGAGTTCCTGTAGCGGTCATGCTAGAAACACCAGCAATGGTTGCAGAGCCTAAGTCAATCTGCACCCCTGAAGCAGTCATACTGCTTGTTCCTGCAATGGTAGCTACACCATCAAGAATAATTCCGCCTTCTGCTGTAAATCCTGAAGATGCAGCAATGGTTGATGCGCCTGTAATGACGAATCTTCCTGTTGCTGTGGATGATGAGGTTTGTGCTGAAGTAGCAGCACCTCTTAAAACGAAACCGCCCTGGGCTGTAAATGAAGAAGTTTGAGCGGATGTGGCTACACCAAAATGATAAACGGGAGTTCCATAATGGGACTTCCCGTAGGTATATTCGCCGTAGCCTACTGAGGCCATGTTATTAAGCTAATGTAATATCTAAATCGCCAGCATCAAATCTGAATACATCACCACTAGATACAGCCTTAGAGGCAGTCAAACTTGCATAAGCAAGCAAGTTACCACTTGTAAGTGCATCCATAATGCCTACAGCTACAACTGTTCCATAGTCTGCGGTTGCAGTTGGATATTCAATCGCAGCAGAGTTGGTTGCTTCTGTTGGATCTGTACCTGAAACTGTGAATGTAGCAGTTTGTCTTGCATAAGCTCCACCTGAAACTTCAGTACCACCGCCTGTATCGGTTGGTGCTACAGTATATAAAGCTACATATAATGTAGATGGTGCTGTGTAAGCATTACCGCCAAACACATGATCTAATACTTTGTCTTCTAAATAATCGCTAAATCCAGCCATTTATTTCTCCTAGTTATTATTCCAATAATGTACGTTTTTACGAGCTTTACCATAAGTTCTTCTTCTTTGAACTAATGATCCTTTACCAAACTCAGCCTTTTCTTGTTGTAATCTCATTTCTTCAAGAGATTTTTCATACTGAGCATTAAATAAAGGCGCTCTTTCATCTTCCATTAAAAAAACGGATGCGTGTTTTAGTGATCCATATAAGTAAACATCTGGATGTGTATTAGACACAAAGTTAGATGTATTAGAATCAGAAAGTGCATCTATCTTTCCGAAGTATGTTAATTGTAATGTATAACTGCTATCAGGGGTAGGTGCAAGTTCGATTGTATCGTCAACTAATGCGTAATAGATTGGTTGACCAGTTTTGTTATTTATTGATTTTCTATACACATCAAGTGATTCAATAGACATTTGCATCAATGGTCTAAAGTCATTGGATGTAATTTCAATGTTGATGGCTTCTAGCCAATCAGAAGGTACTGATAAATATTGTCCGTCTGCTGTAGCGGTTGCTCGCTTAATCATTTCTTTAACTCTAAGTTTACGATTAAGTTCAGCTTCAGTATTATCAATAAATATATCTATTTCAGAAGTTAAATCTGATCTGTTTAGATAATTAGCTATGTTAGTTTTAAGCTCTGCGTATGTCATAGTTTACCTTGCCATGTTCTAAAGACTTTGTTATCAGAATTATTTAACCACTTCTTCCATTCTTTCATGTCATTCGCCCAGCCCTCTCTACAGGCTCTCTGATAGATCACCAAGGGCACTTCTGCAACATGACGTAAATCTTTACCTGGTTTATTGTCTGCTAATACTTTGCAATGCTCTATAACCGGAGCAACATCTTGGGTGGTGTGATAAATAACCTTATCATCCTCTGTAGCAAACTCGTTAGTAAAACCAGTTTTGTGATCAATAATTGTTCGTCTAGCCATATTGTTTTATTAAAAAATCCGTGACTTTAATTTTATCATTGATTTCAGCAATTTGCTTAACAATATCGTCTAGGTATTGACTATAACTTGTATGTTCTGGAATTGATGTTGGATTGTTTAGATAGATTTCTAAATCTAAAGTAAGTTTTGAAAGCTCTCCATTTAAGCTTTCTTGATAAGCTTTTAGTATATCTTGCTTATTCATAAAAAATGGGGCCAGAAAATCTAGCCCCATATCCTAATAATTAGGAAACATTAAGGTCTGCAACGACACCATGAGCAGCTTCGTTGGATACTTCTAATCCATACTCAACTACAATCATTTTTGTCATAGCATCGCCTATTGTTGAAATATCAATAGTTTGAAAATTTCTTAAATAAGCAACTTTTGCAAATTCAGGATCAACTAGAAGAAGTGATCTTTCTCTTGATCTGTTTGATGGAACGATTTTGAGTTCACCAAAGTCAGATGAATAGATAGATACTGAAGCTTCTACAGTGTCTGCATCTACAAATTGTCTAGCTTGTGATCTACCTGTGAAACCACTGATAACTTGTTTGTTATGTGGGCCACAAATAGCCAATGATGGTTCGCCACCATTAGTGAAAGCTAGCTCAAGTACATCTTTAAGAAGAGTTTCAGTCAAATCTCTTTGCGTACCATCGGTAGGCGCTGCTCCTGATCCAGTTGAAGCACCACCAGTTCCTCTTGAATCATTTGAAGTGATCCAAGATTCAAAACCACCAGTTACACGAGCAGTTGTCGCATCACCAGTTGTCTTAGCACCCTTTTGACAAAGAGCCTCTTCCATGTCTCTCTTAAGAGCTTTAGACATAATAGCAAGCTGGTGAGCCATTTCTGATCTCTTACCTGCTGGGTCTGAACTCTCTTGAGAGCCTGTTACTGTTGCATCTCTTTTTGAGATCATACATACGTTGCTCGCTCTTACAGTAGCGGTTGAGGTTGATCTTGAAAGTTCAAAACCTTCTAGTTCACCACTTGCGCTTGGTGTAGGAAGCGATTCTGTTTGCCAATCAAAAACTACGTTTTTGACGTTTCGTGTGCCTATTGACGACATAAAAGGAGTCTGCATAGGAGAGATATTGTAAATTATGTTACTTAGGTCCTCTCTGTCAGCAGTCGCTGTGTATGTGTCAAAGGCGTTTGTTACCTTAGCCATTGTTTTTTTCCTTTTTAAATTATTTGTTCAAATACACTAGCCGCATCTGAAGCTTTTCCAGATTTGGCCAACCTTTGTTTTGCTTTTTTAACAGCGCTTGTTGTTTTTGGTACATTTGAAGTTCCGGGTCTTGCAACACGACTCTTCGCTTTTTGAACAGGTTTCTTTTTAACGGCTTCATTAGCCTTATCATATAACCAAGCGTTTCTTGCCATTAACAGAATTCTGTAATCATAAACCTGAGCCATTTCTTCGGGTGAAAAACCTAGTTTGTTAATGCCGTAATTAACGATTTCTCGTTCTTCTTGGGCTTTTAATTCACTGTCTTTCCACTCTGGGATTTCTTCTAAAACTTTTTTTTGACCTTCTTGAACAAATTCTGCAAGTTTTTGTTGTTGCTCTTGCAGTCTTTCTTGTTCAACTCTTTGTCTTTCAGCTTTAGCTGCCTCTAGTTTCTGTTTACGATCATTCCAAGCATCACGCTCAGTAAGATAAGCAACCGGATCAGTTTCTTTTAAAACATTCCAATCAGGTTCTTGCTCAAAACCATTGCTAAGAGTTTGTTCTAACCTTGGCAACAATTCGCTATAAACAGCATCTTTTTCCGCTAACTCGTTTTGTCGTTGCTCTATTTCTTTTCTTAGAGTTGACAGTTCTTGAGTCTTGCGTGTGTAATCTCGCTGTCGAGAGTATCCGTTCACTAATTCATCGAGCGTGACCTCTAGTTCTTGACCATCCACTTTAACTGTGTGGAGGGCGGGTTGCTCTTCTTCAGAAACTTCTACTTGCTCCTCGTGAGAATCTAATTCTTCTTCATCGACCTCAGCTTCTTCATCCTCAGCAACGTCTTCTTCAAGCTCTGCTGCTTCAGGTAATTCATCTTCTTCGATGACTTCTTCTACTACTTCTGTTGTGACTGCCTCTTCAACCTTATCCTCTTCGGGGGTCAAGAAACTTTCAAACGCCGTAGTAGCAAGCTCTCGGTCAGTTTGTAAAGCAGTCGGTTTTCCGTTATTGCTCATATAAATACTCCTATATTGTATTTTTATAGTATTTTATATGAATTATTTATAAAAGTGCAAGATTTAGCCTAGGCTTCTAATCTTATTTATGTGTGATTTTGTAAGTTTGCCTTTCTCTGCAATGATTCTAAGATGTTTTTCTATCTCAGGTATTAATAAAATTGATCTATGTAAGTCCTCTCTGATATTCACATCTTTTATATCACGAGAGTTTAACCAAAAGTTGATGTATTCGTTTTTAAGGTTTTCTACGACTTCCTTAAATACATCTGAGTTTAATATTTGTTCGGCTTGTTCAGCCTTGACGACTTCTTCGTGTGTTGGCATTTATACTAAATTTATTAAGCTTGGTGGTACAAATCTTCTGCTACCAGTAACAATTGGAGAAACAATTTCCTCTGTCCTTACTTGAGGCATGCCCAATAAAGATGGTACTGATGGAGGTGTGAATACCGGCATTGGCATTGGTTGAGCTTGTGGAGTTGGTTGTGTAATAGGCATTGGTAATGGTGTTGGTATGCCTGGGATTGAGGGTATAAATTGTGATGGAACAGATGCTGGTGCTGATGGCATTACGGGAGCCATGGTTCCCGGTTGAGGAGCTTGCCCAACAAGAACATCTTCCACCGCCCCGGTATCGTTTTCTTTTTCAAGTTCTGCAAGCTTCTCTCTTAACTCTAAATCAGCTAACTCTGTGTCAGGTAAAAATTGTTCAAAAATATTAGTAAACGCAAATGGTTGACCTGTTGTGGGTTGTTGTCCAAAAATTGTTGGTTCTGGTGTACCAGCCGGTGCATAAGGCATTTGGTCTTCAATACTTAAGGGTTGTCCTGTTGAGGGTGCTGATGGCATTTGCATCGCAAGCTGATCTGATCCGGACAACATTCTCATTCTATCTAAAGTTTCTTGAGTAACGCCCATTGGAAATTCAGGACCAAATTGCAACCCTGGAGCAACCACTTGTTCAAAAGGCATGCCGCCTGCAATACTTCTTGCATACTCATAACCACTTCTATATGTTGGGTCTGTTTCAGGCACAGAGTCAACTCCAATACCTGTTGATCCAAGCGAATCTTTAAGTTGTTCTCGTAATTGTCTAAGTGCTTCTTCTGTTGAAATTGCCATATTAATTTGTTATTAGTTTATCTATTTTAGCATCAAGTTTGTCTATTTTGTCTATTAATCTTTGAAACTCGATTGTGTGTTCATTTCTTGTTAAATAATCTTTGGCTACTTCTTCTCTGGTTTTGTTGACCAAAATATCAACACGCTTAATTTCTGTTTCGTTTTTTCTTATGCCATAAACTAGAGGAGCCAAGATTAGAGTTACTATGATATTCCAAACAATGTAACCTGAAACTTCCATTAATAACTCCAAATCCAAGGTCTTGGTCTGTAGTTCTTTTGCACTGAGGTATCAAGATGTATGAATCGACTGTCGCCTTTCTGGTTGACTCCAATACCTGTGAAGCCGTATTTAGGAGCCTTTTCTATAATCTCGTAGGCTTTAGACCCCCTTACTCCAATATCGGCTGCTATGCCGTCTCTGTGTGCTCCAGGGTTTGTTTTTTTCTTTTCAATCGGATGATCTTTGCAACGATATCCAGAGGTAATTTTAAATGGGAATCCAACGTCTGATCTTAGTTTCTGCAACTTAGCAATAAAATCTTCGCTCATACCATGTTCGCCACAATGCTGGCATGCAAATTCATTTTCGTTAAAGTTCGGATAATCGTCCCAGTTCATTGCCTAATTATCGTAAATGCATGAAACAAAAGCAACCAGTTCGCCTATAACTTTTAACTCTGGATTCATTTTTTTTGCTTTTACTTCTGCTTCTTCAAATGAGTTGGCAATAATATTGCCGCCATCAAAGATTTTAACTTTATTGTCAGAGGTAGTTACTTTTATCTCGGTAAGATAAATTATTTCTTTTCCTTATTACTTGATCCAAAGTAAAACGATATAACTGCTGAAGCTATACCTGATAGATAACCAAGAATAAGCATGACAATATCGTCTGAACTGTCATCTATTGGATAGGCTGTAATCATAAAGATATAACCAATGAAACCAACTAAGGTTAATGATCCTAAGAATTTAGGTGTCCAATCATTGCTAAACTTTTCTCTAGCGTGTTGAGTATCTTCTGTTTCTAAAGAATAAATATCTATCTCAAACTGTTTCATTTGTAATTGAAAGTCTTTTTCTGCTTTTTTAAGTTCAAGCATTTGTTCGGCTGTAAGATTATTTATAGCTTTTTCTATTTCTACAGGAGAGTTTTTTACACCTAAGACTTGAGATAGTATTTGACCAGCTTGACCACCCAAAGGGCCACCAATCGCTGCACCGAGGGTAGGTGCTAGGCTAGTGACTAGATTTTTTATTTTGTTTAGTTTCATTTTTTTGTTTTTGTCTTTTAGTATTTTGCTCCATGTACTTGCTTAATTCAGCAAAGGTTTCAAATCTAATTTTTTTTTCAGGCTTACTCACTTGTGTTTAGTTATAACTTCAAACTCAGCCGAAGTGGATGCTCCTTTGTGTGGTACAAACTTACCGTTATTTTTCATTAATCTAAAAGTTTTACCATCTTTCATAAAATGATAGCCTTTTGGAGCTTTTACTTTTTTCTTCATTTTCTTTTCTTCTTAGCCATTCTAAGTTTTTTAAAGTCAGCAGCCGTTATCTTTTTGCGTGGCGGGGCTATGCCTGCAAGTTTCTTTTGTTTAGGTGAATACTTTGAATATGGCATTACTTCTTACCTTTTTTATAGCCTTTCTTCATTGGCTTCTTAACTGATTTCTTTTTTCCTTTGTGATACGGCGGCATTATTTTCTCCTTTTTCTATTTTGTTGTACTTGCTTCCATAAATCCTGGTCAGCTTTTCTTGCGCCTCCAGAGCCTGAAGCAAACGATCTAGCTCTTGCAATACCCCATGAAATTGGGGTTTGACCAGGCCTTGAGCCACTAGAAAAAAATGCACCTTGTCCTCTACGCATGACCTTTCTTAAAATACCTACCGGTACGTCATACTTATCAGACATGTTTTTTAAAGTTGTCTTGGTACTATTTTTTCCTTTTGGCACTTTTTTTCCTTATTTCAGATATTCGATCCATCATTTTTTTGGTTAGCTTGCCTTCCCTGTAAAGTTTGGCTGTACGTTTAATTTCGGTTTGAGTTGCGCTTGGGTTCTTGGAACCACGGACATACTTTTTTGGCACGCCTCGCTTAGTTTTAGGAACCTTGGCAAACTTACGTTTCATAACCAACGATTTATTTTATCTTTGATGTAATCTTGGTGTTTGTCATAGACTAAATAACCTACAACACCTACGAGTAAAATTATTATTAATGTTTCCATAGTAGGATTATACCTACCATTTCTTACAAGACCAATATCTAGCGCTTAGTTTGCTTGGGGGGTTGGTATCGCACTTGTGTCTAGCACGAAAGGATTTTCTTCTGGCGGGATTACTTTTCTTGATCCTCATATTGGGATCACCGAAACGAATTAATTTGACATCATCGCCATCTTTTGCAAGTACGGCAAATTTCTTGGACTTACCCGGTGTTCTTTTGGGTTGGTTGTAGCGTTGAAATGTTTCGCCCCTGTATTTAATCGCCATTAGTGTATTGTTTTCTCCTCAAAACTTAATATCTGTGAGTCTTCATTGATTTGACCGCCAGACATTAAAATTAATAGTTGGATTGCCTGATCTCTATCTTTAGCCTTGATCTCTGTACCACAATACACCATATCGCCTTCTAAAACCTCAATATCATATAGTTTCATTGGCGTTCTTAAATAATCCTTGAGCTTGAGTTTTTGCAAGTGACCTGATTGCTTCACGATCTCTCTCCATTAATGCGTTAATTTCTGCAACATTGACTTGTGCGCCGTACTTGGCATTAAGTTCAGCCGCTTTAAGTCTAATTTGCGCTTCTTCGATGTCTCTGTTTCTATCATCGTCCATGATGATCTTCATTCTATCGGTTTCTGCATCAATGATAGCTTTCTGAGCTTGTACCTGAGCCTTCTGTGCTTCAGCTTGTGCAAGTAACTCAGCAGCATCTGGTTTTGCTGGTTGTGGTGGAATCGGTGGGACCTGAGTATTCATAAAGCTAGTGACATCGTTAAAGCCTGCAAGCTCTATAATCTTAGCAAGGGTGTTTGCATATTGTTGTAATGAAACCATTGGGTTGTTAGGTCCAAGACTTTGAATAATTTGTTCCTGCTTGCTTGCAAATGCGGTAAGCGCTTGTAATTTTTCATTATCACTGGTTTTAGAAATAGCAACATTGATACTTAAATCTTTATCGCTGTCCCAATAACGTGGATCAACCGGAATAAATTGATTGTTAAGTCTAAACATATCAACCGCTTCTTGGTGTTTGATAACCAAACCATTAACAAGCTTGAATAAATCTTTCATGCCTTCAGCAAAATGTCTGACAATCAATTCAATTCTGCCTTGAGCGCCAGACATGGTAGCGGCAACCGCCGCCGCAGACGAAGATTGTAATGCATCGGCATTCAATCCGGCGGATGCCTTAGATACTCCTGTTCTATTTTCCTTAGCTTCGTCAAGATAACCAAGGACCGGGAAAGCTTCACGCCCTACAAACGGAACCGTAAACGGTTGAACCATTCCAGGTGCTCGCATTCTAATGGGTTGTCCAATATCAGTGTTCAGTACGTCATCAATATTAACTTGGCCTTCAACAACACCCATTCTTGGGAATATTGAGTGACCGAGTGAGTCTAAAGTATCACGCATAATTTGTGACTTGGCTGCTTGAATCGGCATGAGGTAGTCTGCTGGACATGAACCGATTGAAGTATGTGGTTCTGGGTCCGGACAAAACATAACAATGGGTAAATCGTCCCACTGCTCAACATTAATAATTTCAAGCGCATTCCCAAGCGTGCAAACACGGATGCGTTCATCAATGCCGTCATCGTCTAAGTCATAATAAAGATAATGCTCAACGTATAAAACTTGTTTGGCACCTGGGTCTCTTCTGTCGGTGGCAGTAATTTCTTCAAATGGGTTTCTGGCCTCTCTTTCTTCATAGCCATCGGTGTCGTAATAACCGCCACTGCCTGCGTATTGTTCTACTTCTTCTTGATCGTAGCCCATAGCAACTAAATCGCTTACGGTTTTAATCATTCTATGTGCGACATAGGGTGCCGTATTAATATCTCTAGCATTTCTTGAGATTAAGACTTCTTCCGGTGGTATGGATTCAATACATACTTGGTCTTTGCCTTTGACTCTACGAATGGTGACATCGTATGAGGTTGGTTTTTCTTGGGTAATTTCTTCGCCGGTGTTTTCATCAACAAAAGTAATTGATTCATTGGTGACTGATTCTTTAACAATCTCTACGTTTTCATCAAGTACGAGTGCTTGGTAGGATAAAGGATCAATATTGGTATATTCATGCGTGCTTGCTGAGATCGAATCGTCCCAGAATGCTTTTACAAATCCAGTTTTACGGATTAATGCATCTTTAAACACGTCATACATAACCTTAAATCCATCATTTTTTTGAGTAATGACGTGATTGATGTAATCGGTTTGTTGTTCGGCTACAGGAATGTCTTCTGGACCGTTAGGAACAAATTCTACGATTTTTTTAGTGCCAAAAAAGGTACGCATGATGGAGGGGAGCATGAAGAGCACGCTGTCACGCACATCTGTAGAGACGTATTCGCTTTGCAGCGAGGATACTGATGATGGCTCGTCTCCAAGATAATAACGTGTTGCATCAGCACGCTCCTCTCCAATCTGATCAATGAAGTCTTGAGCATCATCGAGTTCACTTTGCAGTATCCCTTGCAATTCGATGACTTTCTCGCCTGTATTTACTTTTTCTTCTTGGTTTTCGACTTCAAGATCAGAGTAACCGTCTTTTTTTTCTTCCTGCATAAATTATCCTACTCGTATGATACGAGATTTTAAATCCTTTCTGAAATTATACCCAAAATAATTTGATCCACCACTAAAACTTGATGCGCTACTTGCCATGGTGAGGGCAAGTGCATCAGCTTTGTCAGGTGATTTCACACCTCTTTTCTTCATTTCTTCTTTAGACTCTATTTTTATTTTTCCACTTGAAGTATATTTATAGCTAGGTGCAGCCAATTCTGCGACAAGCTCGTCATCATTTGGTAAACGGCAGTCACGCTGCACCAGCCAATCCTTCATATCAAACCAAAGTTGTGCTCTCAAGTTTAAATAGTTCTTTGATGTGGATGGTGATTCAGAAACATTGACCCCTCTTACCGGTAGATTTAGCTCGTTGAGTCTGTCGACCACTCCCGAACCAATACCAATAACATCAATCAATATTTCAGTGGGTTTTTCTATGGCGGTTGCATCGTCATACAAGTGCTTGACCGCACCGCAGAGTTGCATAAGGTCCATTGATCTAAATGTTTTTACTTCAAAGACTGTATTACCTTGACGGATGCATAACGCAGAGTTATCACCACCAAATCTAGCAACATCAAGACCCCAAACAATCGGTTCACTTGCTGTTAGTGTGACCTCACGATCTACAGCAGCCCGTATCAACTCCATCGGGATAACAGCATCATCGTCTATTCTGGGGAATTCACCCAATACTTCGACACGGGCTACAGTAGAATCTTCTCCGTATTGTTCCAACATTTTTTGAAACAGTTCTTTATCAGTACCCTCTACAGAACGGGAGTCAATCTGCATGGTTTTCCAAAATGCACGCTTGCCATGGAATGATTCGTAAAACGGGCCCGTATTTCTTCTTGGGTTTGAGAAGGTAAACCAATAACGATCTTTGGTAGGTTCAGAGAAGAAACCCTCTGATACCGAATAAATAGGGTCTGGTATACCGGATGCCTCGTCCATAATCAGACAAACACCATAACTTGAGTGAATACCTGCAAATGCATCGGGATTTTCTTCAGACCAAAGCTGTGCTTGTGCGTAATAATATCCTGTGTCTATTTTTAGGTCTCTTTCAAGCGCCTCTTGAAACCAGCCTGCTGGTTTTATGGTTGTTGCTGTCTTTGAATACCAATGAGAATTGATAGCCAGGGTAAGCCATTTACCTAATTCAGCCCATGTTCTACTTCTAAGCTGTTGTTCGGTGTTAGCGGTTACGATTATGGTTGAACCAAGTCTGGTAGATAACATCCATAAAATTAACCAAGAAACTAATGCAGACTTTCCAATACCACGGCCTGAAGCGATTGCCTGTCTGAACATTTCAGGCATATCACGAACTTGGTTTCTAGCAATATGGTCCCCAATATCTCTCAAAATTTTTTCTTGCCATGACCTTGGTCCATCAAAATCTTCAAGGGGGGTACCTTCTTGTCCCCAGGGAAAGACAAATTTTACAAAATTAAGAGGACTATCTTTGATATTCAATGACCATATTTCAGTCATTAATTCTTGTTCTTGTTTAGCACCGTATTTCATAAATTAAAAAAAAATTATCGCAAAGCTTTCACGTACGCAGCCCGGCGTTCTGATTTTGACGGGGGGCTAATTTTGAATTTTAAAATCATAATTATTCTGTTTCTTTTTTTTCTGATTCTTTTTTGAGTGAAATATCAATCATGCTTGCATGCATGCGGTCCGCTTGATTAGTTATCAAAGGGTCCGGGCTTTTATTACTAGCTTTTTTGGCGTCTATTATGTTTATGTTTGACGGCGGTTTGATTCTATCCTTAGCATCATTAATTATCTGATTTAAATTAATAGTCGTACTAGGTTCCTGTCTATCGCTCCATTGGTCCGGAGCTCGATTTTTCAAAAAAAAGATTGCGCTTGTTTCTTTCCCGGACATGGCATTATCAAAAAGTTTAGAGCTAACAGCATTTATTGCTTTTACTCTTCCCTTTTTTATTGCATGTTCGAAATGCTTATTAGCCCTTTTTTCTCTAGTTATTGTGCTTTGACTTACACCTAGTAGCAATGCGATCTGTTTCTCACTTAACCCATTCCCGGCGGCTTCCATAATCATTTTATAATCATCCTCGGTCAAGTCTTTAAGCTTTCTTTTTCTTCCGCTTGTGATTTCTTTGCTCATAATCCTTTTACTATATAAATGTTGATTCTACATCTTTTTGCTTCTTTTTTCACAAATATGTTGACATATATATAATATAGTATACTATGTACATATAAACATTAAGGGAGCAAACAAATGCAAACATTAAAACAAGAAGAGATTAGCAAATATTTTGAGCCGGCTGAAACTATGTCAATAGATATCACAGAAGAAGAAAGCCTTATTCTTTGGAATCTTTTAGAAAAACAGTTTCATTCATGCCAAACAAAATTCGATCACAACAAGATCACTTTGTTATTTGCAAAAATTATGCATAAATCATGCGAATTCGCCGGGACATTGGAAGAAGATGAAACACTTAAAAAAATGTATTGGAGATTAATAGCGGATTATTCATAACCTAACCACCATAAATAAGCCCCGTTTTATATGGGGCTTTGGTGGTATAACCATTTTATTTTATATAAGGGAGTAAATAAAAATGAAAATATCAGAAATGAAAAAAATAGTTAGAGACGGATATGACAGGTTATATTGTTTAACTTATCACCATCCGGATTATAGAGATAAGATTGTTAATCTTGAGAAGAAATCCGTGAAAGATTGGCGAGAATCTACAGCCTACACATGGGATGTATCTGTTAAATGGCATCTAACCATTACCGAGGAAGCAAAGTTTTTTGCTATCAAGCACATATTAGAAGCTATGAAAAATGGACCTATTGATGTTAAATCAATAATCCATCTAAAAGAATCTTATGTATTGGCGCATTCTGTTGTTGCTAATTACCATGAAGAGCTAGAAAAAGCATTCCAGGGCTTTGACTTTGAATCATTTGATCAATTATCAAATAGTGATCTATATACAGATGTAGCTGCATAGGGGGAATAATGTATATACCAATAGAAACAAAAGAAACATACAACGGCAGCCAATATATTATGCAAGCCGGACTTGTGAAAGGAAGAAATCATTTATTAAAGAATGGTTGGCAATATTGCGCTAATGGTACGTCCTTAACTAATGGATGGAATACAGGTTCTTATAATCGCTATATGAAGTGTTGGACCTTTGACAATAATATTTTAAATCAATCACATGTAAATCATACGGAGCAAGAATCAACATTAAAAGCTTTAAGGGGGAAGTTATGAAAAAACGTACTTATAAAACCACTGTTAACGGCGTAAAGATTGAAAGCCATAAATTTAATACTTTTCTAGCGCTGATTAAATACGCTATGAAATGCCAACATAACAACAAGCTGAGAAGCGATCAATTAAACTTTTTAAAGGGAGCATAAAAATGAAAGTTAAAGATTTAATAAAATCATTAGAAAATTTTGAGCAAGATGATGAGATAACAAATACCATCCTTTGCACATTAGAAAAAACATACATTATCAAAATAAAAGAAACTAAAAAACCGGGAGCATAAAAATGGATAAATCAATGGGATGTTGTAATGAATGCGGTTATAAAGCCGATTACATTATTGATAATAATAACCACGAAGAACACGATTACAAAGATTTAAACGAAGTACCGCTTGATAAAATGCTATGCGGTGCATGTTATGAAGGGGGTAAAGATGGAAAATTATATTGATATATATACTTGCGAGTATGTAACAAGCCATATAACCGGGGATTGTTCATTAAAGATATCCGGATATATCCACTTCGATGGGATAGAAATAGATCATTCAGAGAACTATATAGGCTATGAGCTAGAAGAAGCACGGGCAGCTTTTAAAAGTGAACTGAGAAGAAAAAAGAAAGAATATTTAAAAGGGAGCGAATAAATGCGAGAAATAAAATTAAAACTATTCAGTTATAGGGAACTGAGCGAAGAAAGCAAAGAAAGGGCTTATGAACAATGGCTAGAAGATGAGCACAACATACCCGGGTGGGCGGATGATAATATGGAATCATTAAAGCGTATTACAGATGAACTTATGATACCAATAAAAAGCTATTCTTTATCTTATAGCGAATATCCGGATTATAAAGATCATATAACACTAGAAACATCATACTATGATGAATGTAATGGTGTTAATGAGATTAAAAATATTATGTTGGACCGGCTCGAAGATTATAAAATTCCTTATTACATGGATGATGTGTTATATGAATTTTGTATTAAAAATATTAAGTTATTGAGTGATAAATACTCACTAAATGACTTTATTAATGAGCTTATAAAAACTTTTACCGATGAATACTATGACGATAACCGTCAGCATTATTCAGTTGAAAATTACCGGGAACTAGCCGAAGCAAATGATTATGAATATTTGATTGATGGCAATCTTTACTAAATGGAGCAATTAAATGACTAAAAACAATCTTAAACAGGCCATAGAAGAAAGGCGTAAACAGATTATTGAAATGCTGCTAATAGATTCAGAAAATGAACCAATAGAAGACTTTATATTAGATATAAAGGCTATTTCCAAAGCTAAGACATTTAAAGATATATGTAATCTAAGCATGAGAAATTACCGGGAAGAAATAAAAAACTTACGGGAGCAATTAAATGAGATTTAACTATAAATACTTTGATGAACTAGGATTGACTCAAAAAGGCTATGAGAAGCTCACACAAGCCATAGAAACGGTTTTTTTAGAAGTCTTTACCAATGGGCTAACAGAAGAAGAATTTTTAAAGTTTATAGAATTCTTAGAAGAGCAGCAAAAGGGATTTTTGGGCATAGATGAAGAATTTTCAGAATTACCACTAATGTTTAAAAGTTATGTTAATAAGTTATTTAATACCATCGAGGAACTCTAAATATGGATATACGCAGAATAATGTTTAGCGATAGCGAAGAAGTGCAGCTTTTTTTAGATATCTTGCATGATTACCGCCTAGGATATTTATATAAAAAATTTGAAGCTAAAACACTAAACGAAGAAGAAGAAAAGGAATTTAAGCTGCTTAAAAAGGTTTTAGAAAATATAGCTTTCAGTTATCAGCTAAAAGAATGACGTGTTTTTATAAGTCTGATTTACTCAATAAAGTTATTAAATGGGAATGGTCCGATAAGGACAAACAATATTGGCTAACGTGGATACCAAAGAAAAGAGACCTAATAATACTAACTGAGCTAAACAAAGAAGATACCAAAACCGCTAAAAATGAACTATGGGACAATCTACAAGAAGCCCTAAACGATACTAAAGAACTAATAAATAAAAAAAGGAAGTTAAATTATGCAAGAAGAAAACAACAAATTTAAACATCAAGATGACTATTTCAAAAGGCAGCTAGAAAAAGGCTTGCAGAGGGTTACTGTTTGGATTCCTAAAGGAACTAAACACCTGGTGCAGCTTTTTGCTAAAAACCTAAGAAAGGGTAATAAAAAGGGGGAATAAAAAAATGAGTAATATAAGAGAAGAGAACCAAAATCCATATGCATATCGAATCATGTGTTTTTTTGATATTGCATCAAGTGATGATAAATTTTATGAATACCTAGATCAAAATGGACTTTCCGGAAGTGAAGATATATTTTGGCTACTAGGTGAATGGATAGATCAATTTGATATGGTCTATTCAATGGCTGATTATGATTCACCACGATATGAGTTATGGCAAGAGTTTATATCTGATAAGCTTAATTAACGCTCTTCTTTCTCTATAAGATACCCTAAGCCTACTAATAAGATATGCTTTCTAGTAGCGCCTAGGGACTTCTTAATAACTCGCCTTTCCCATTCCGGGACCAACCATATATATTTATGTTTCTGTAATGAGTCTATAGCCTTTCTAACACTACCACGGGACAAGCCGGTCATCTTGCCTAAATAACTAAAACTATCCCTACAAGAAAAACTAGCGGCTCTATGCCTTTCCGTAATAGCCCAAAGAATTATCTTATCCCTACTACTTATATCGCCTTGCCCGCATGCATGTCTGAACCACTTCCATGCATAGCCCTTTAACTTTTTATAATCGCTCATCCGTGCATGCACGTTAACATGCACGCATGCTGAATGCCGTGGGTCCTGTATTTCCCCGGCTTCAATCCACCAAAAACGATCTTCTAATTCCATACTTTAACTTTCCTAATAGTATTACTAATTAGGCGTATGCGAAGCATTAAGCCTAATATTATTATTATTATGGATATATGCACATATGGGTATACCATTATTGTACACACGGGTGTACTATTATTGCACATATGGGTGTACCATTGATCAATCCCACAAGATAGACTTTTGACCATCATAAACTTCTAAAATAGCATCTTTTCTAAAGAGCGTAATAAGGCTAGTATCAACTTCGCCGCTATTGGTTTTAACAATCCCCGCTTTAATAACTCTAAAGCGGTCTAAATCAACACCGTTTTCGAAACATATCTTTTCAGCTTCTTCTTCGCTTGATAGGAATAAACTAATAGCAAATCTAACTGAGTCTAATAATGAACTTGAGCCCCTTATTTGAGCCCTGGCGGTAATGGTATCGCTGCCGCCTAATAGTGCCGTTTTATTCATATGATGTACCGCCACCGTGGTAGCGCCTGTTTGTGCGCTGATCATGGTCATAAATTGACCCCATAATTGAGCGCTTTCTTGAGACGTGGTAATAGGTGCAGCAACAAAAGACTGTATTGGGTCTAATACAACTAACTCTAAATTTGTAATATTCTTAAGCTCTTCTAATAGCTCATGTCCTTGTTCAGTGATTCTAAGGCCCTCACGGTCTTCTCTAATAAGCGTAATGGGTTGCCCTAAGTCTGGTACCGGGACAATGTAAGAATCGTACTTAGAGTCCATACGCTTCTTGTACGGGTCTAATAGGTGAATACGTCTATTAATCTCTTGCGTATCGTCCTCGCTTGCAAGCATGCAAGTATTTCCGTGCCGCTTAATCGCTTTACCTAACCAATCGCCCTCGCCGTTGCTAATCTTCAAACATAGATCAAGCATAAGGAAGCTTTTCCCGATACCGCCTACGGCGGCTAGTATGCCTGGTTTACCATGTTCGATAAATCTATCGACTAACCAAGCTCTAGGCTGAGGAGAGTCTTTAAAGTTTTTCGCACTATGCGATAAAACACCTAAAGCTTGGTTATGTATTTCTTTAGCTACTTGTTCTAAACCTTGTGATTGTGCAATGTCATTAAAATCACCTTTGTTAGAGGGCAATCGAGATAGCGCATTAGGGGTTGCTGATACTATCTCTCTTGCCTTTTCCTCTCCAACATTGCTTTCATCATTATCAAAGCATATTAGAAACTGAGCTTGTGTAAATGACCTTAATTTAGTAACGGCGTTTAAACCAAAATTAGCTGAAAAGACCACCGCCACCGGCAGCCCGCATGCTTGATGGATACTAATACCGGTAGCTAATCCCTCGCATATAACTAACTTATTTAAAGTATCTAAATCAGTAACATCAAAGCCAATTGGGAAGAAGTTTCCGGACACTTCACCGCCGGATTTAAACCTTTTTGTGCCATCGGGTTTAATATATTGTAAAGATCGTATTATTTTTCTTCGTGATAACCCATTATCACTACCCTTTATGATAGAATAGATGGGAATTAAAAGCGTATCACCTTTTAATTTCAACCCATTAACTATTTTAACTTGCTTATCATCGAGGTACTTATGCCAGGTAACATCTTCCGCTTCCTTAAACTCCGTTTCTACGCTTATAGCCACGTTTTCATATTTTTCATGTTTGGCTATCTCACCCCGCTTTTTAGCATCCTCAAGCTTGTCGTAAATAGCTCGCCGCTCTAAATCTGACAGCGTGTCAATTTTTTCATAGGATGTGTATTTGAACTCGGCTCCGGTACGCCAATTACCATAGACACAAACAAAATGTTCGTCTAATTGATGGTAAATATACCAACCGGATTTTTCATTGCCTTTATCGCTTCTACCGCCTAAAGAGTCTAAAACTTGACATCGTGTCAGTTTTCCGGATGTATCAATGGTATTAACAGATAAGCCATTGGATTGCATTTCTGACATCAAGTCATAAACACTGCCAACACTATCAAATTTAAGTGCTTTCTCTTTGGGTTTTAATTGATTAAATGTATTACTGTAATCCATCCAGGCTTTCCGAAAGGTCTTCTATGCTTCCGTTTTGAGCTTGGAGAGTTACATATTTAATGTAATGTAAGCAAATACTAGCAGCTACGTCTTCCCAATCCTCTTTGGACCAATCAGACAAGCTATAACTTTTATTATTTTTAGCTACTTCTAATATGCGTTCTTTGCTTTTGGTAAGTGAATGCGTTACGGCTGTTTTGTTTAATGTAATCGCTGTCAACTTTCTCTCTCCTCGTTCAAATGCATGCATGTGTTTGTTAGTACAAAACGTGTATGCAGTTTCTTTTTCAGCATCTAATTTAAGTAAAGGCCCAGCCCCTAGTCCGCAATATGCACAAAGACTAGGCCTATTTGCGTGTAATTTATTAAAAGGGAATATTTTCGTCTGTGATCTCAGCACTTTCCTTTACCTCTGGCGCTTTAACTGCATCCGCAACGGGACGTATGTTAGAACATGATCGAGATTTACCGGAATAGCCTAAGTCTATATCCAAATATCCGTTTTCTTTCATTACTAGATCAACATTAATTGATTTACCAAGAAATTGATCGCTGCTGCTAACTGAATTAATACCCATAGCATTACCAATAGCACTAACAACTGTTTGTGTTTTGATTAACGCACTGTCATCGCCTTTATCAGCAAGCAAGATACCAACTTCCAACTGACTATTCTCAACTCTAAACTTGAGCTTATGCCATTGAAAGTCTTTGTAAGCATCCTTTTGGCTAACGATACCTTCATCGCAACCAACGTATTCAACATTATGTTTTCCTGGTAACACTGAATCCGGAAAATTTTCCTTGTTAAATTCAGTATTGTTTACTTGTGTATAATCAACCATTTTTTTACTCCTTATTTTTGATTATTGTTTAACCTGGGTCGTATGTATTGTAGTCTTCTAGCCATTCAACCATTTCGTCTAGCTCTCCAATAACATTCGATAACCAATGACTAACCCCTTCAATCCTATGATGATCCTCAGGGTCCTCAGATAATTGGCGGTCTAAAATAGACCGAGCCAATTTAACTTCATCAACTAGATTCATCTTTAGCTTTTGCTTTAGACTCACTTGCTTCACCGATGATTGCTGATCTGATAACACTCCAATCCATGTCTAAGACTTCCGGTAGGGCGTATCTATTTTTAGCAACCCAATGCGGCTTCCATGTGGTATGACATATTCTTCTTTTGGTTGTGCGTGTCTTGCTAACAAGTTTACCGTTTGAACCTTTTTCTTGTGCTACGCCTGTTTCATAAGCTGCATAAAAACAAAAGTCAACATGCTCAAGCATTAACTCACCAACTTTTTTATCAAGCTTGAGCTCCCAACGGTCATAGCTCTCTGCTTCAGGTGGCTCAAATCTTTTCACTTGCGAGTGAGCTAATTGTAAGATTGTCATTTTTCTTTCATCCCTAATTGTATTTAAGAGATCAATATATTGTCTCCAAAACTTAAGAGATTCTGTGTAGCCTTTTCCGTAGCCTGCGCTCTCTATCGAGGCATAACCCATTTCTTTACATGTCTTGTCATGGCAAAGAGGCTGTAGCCAATCTAAAGAATCTACAATAAGACTCTTATAATCGTGCTTTTCAGTTCTAATCTTTTCCAGGTTAGCCATAAAGTCATCCCAAGTAGCATTTTGTTCAGGCTTAATAGCATCAACTTGTATTTTTCCTAAGCCAGGCTCAGTCAACATAAAAATTGGATTTGGCAAAGTAGAACCTAAGTGTGTTTTACCTACGCCGGGCCCGCCGTGCACAATACCAAGTGGCGGTCTTAATTCATGCTTGGTTGTTATGATATCTGCTAATGACATTATTTACTCTCCTTAATTATTTTAGTTTCACCTTCTAACGATTCTTTAAGTTGATTAGTAATGATTTGTAAATACAATTCACACTTCTCAATCTCTAAGTTCATCTTTGCATCCGCATCGGCTTTTTGATTCAAGAATTGTATTCTTTGATTCTCAACAAAGCCACGCTTATTGAATAATACAGATTGCTCCTCATTGAGTTCGCTTTCTTTATATTCTTTACCATCGGGACCAAAAGAAAAGGTTCTCTCCTCTTGCTCTTGTTCCACCTTCTTATTTTCTTCAGTCATTTTCTTGCTCCTTTTGGTATTCACTGAATTTTTCGCACACTGTTTTTGCATTGCATAATTTACAATGATCCCCCGGTACGAATTTAGGGGATTCTACAAGTGAAGCTTCGATTGCTGGTTTAAGTGTTTCTTCACCCCAACTTGCAAGATTATGTGCTGTGATGTCCCATGATCTTATAGGACCATCTTTGTGCCAACCTCTAGGCTGCACAATTGTTAGCTGTATGGTTTTGTTCATGTCTGTATAGCGATGCAATGCTCCAAGTCCATAAATCATTAACTGTGGATTATGTTCTACATCTATTGGAAACTTACCACTTTTTAAATCTATGACTTCCATCCGTTGATCGCCAATAATAACCGCATCGGCTGTACCCCAACACTCATCTGAAATGTGATCAATGGTAAATCTTTGTTCAATTAATAATTTACCGTTTAATTCTTCAGTTCTATTTCTTACATAATCAACATAGATATTTGCGGTTTCTATCATTTCTTCATCTATCTCAAAAGTATGACCGTCAATACTTTCTTCTCTACCAAGAAAATATGACTCCGGTGTCATACCATCAAGCCTGTCTTTAAGTGTAACTTCTACAATGTTATGGATGGCTGTACCTACTGCGCCAGGTAAACCAATTTGGTATTCACCATGTTTTGCATTCATCATAGGTGCTGCCGAGCAAATCATGCTTGTTTTCGCCGAGCTAGGTGGAAAAAAGGCGTGTGCCATTAGTTACTTATCTGTTTGTAGTTTTCGTTTTCCCACTCTTTAACTTCTTGTTGATCATAGAGTATCTTGCCACCAATAAGATAACAGTTAGGACCGTATCCTTTTGATCGCCAGTTATTAAGTGTTCTTATAGATATTTTGTATCGACTCGCCAGTTCTTTCTGGTTCAAAAATTTATCTTCCATAGCTTCCTTGAATGTAGACAATAAGAATAATAATGCTAAAATTGCCATAACGCAACATTTTAAGGAAAAATAAAGAAGGAGTTTTTATGAGTATAGATAATATTACGCCAAAAGAATGGAACAAGGCTAGGAAAGATGTTAGTTATGACCCAATTCTAAAGCCTGAGCATTACAACAAAGGTGATGTAGAAAGTTGGGACATAATCAAACAACAAGTCGATGATTGGCCCTCCTATCTTGAAGCAAACGTACTGAAATATATTTTACGGTACAAGTGGAAGGATAGTAATTTACAGGACCTGCGTAAATGTAAGGTCTATTTAGAAAGACTCATCGAACATTACGAAGAGTTGTAACGGAGAAAATTATGAATTTTGCTGACTTTCAAGACCCATTACTTGAAAGAGCCGGTAAAAAAGCTATCTATGTAGATAGAGCACTGGTTCGTGAATTCAAAAAATTCTGTATTAAGAATAATAAAAGTTCTTCAAGTGTTGCTGAATATTTAATCAACTTAGGTATTCACACACCTGATAACAAAAAAGTATCGCTTGATATAGAAAACGTCTAACTAAGCACTCATAATTAGTTTTTGTAGGTGCTTACCGATTTTTTGTGCGTTCTCTTCCGCCCTGCATGCATGCACATGTGCATATCTTTGTGTTGTCGCAATGTCCCTATGACCCAATAAATTACCAACCTCTGACAGATTAACGTTCTCTAGGGCCCAGGATGCATAGGAATGTCTTAAATCATGCAAGCGTAAGTCTTCGCAATCAGCCTCTTTTCTGATTGTATTCCATAACTTTTTAGGTGTTTTGATGCCGGTGATAGTAGAGTGTCGCTTCGGCAAGCTCCGCAAAATTTCAAGGAGCAAAGGTGTTAGATATAGATTACGATTCTCACCAAAGCGATCTGTCTTGTGCTCCCTTATTATAATCTTATTATCTTCAATGTCACTCCATTTAGCGTTAGCTATCTCTGATACCCTTGCGCCTGTAAGCAGCAATAACCATATAAAAGCTATAGAGGGCTTGTTTCTCTCTGCTTTATTCTTTTCATTCAATATATGTACGATTCTTTTTAATTCATCATTAGTCATATATCTTTTTCTTTTAGTCTCTCTATTCTTTTGAATACCGGCTGCATGATTCTTTTCTACATAACCACGATGATAGGCAACATTTAATATTGCATTAATAATACTCAAACAACGATTAGCCGTGATTGGTGATCGTTTAGTTATATCAAAATGTAATGATGCAATATCAGCCCTGTTTATGGTAGTTACATCTTTATTGTGTAATTTTGATTTTATATCTTTGTCATAAAACCTTTTGATGTCATCAATCGTCTTGGCTTGTTTAGCTTCTAGTGTTTGGATATAAATATCAAAGACATCGCCAAAAGTAATAATATCTTTTTTATTTAGTGGGTCTTGGCCCTGTAATATTTTACTTTGCGTTTCGATTGCAAGCTTGCGTGCAAGATTGATGGGTGTTGTCCCCGGTGCAATCTTTACCATTTTGCGCTTACCTTCAAAACGATAATAGAGATAATAATTAGTGTATTTATCTCCCTTTTTGTTAGTCCTTGTTATCTTTTTTAGTGCACGAATCTGCGTGTCGCTTGTTGTTAAATACATCTTTGCTCCTTGTATTTTTTTGTTTATTGAATATGCGGTCAAAGTTTTCATCAAACTTAGATTTATTGTGTGGACGTGGCTTTGAACCTTTTGACATTATTGATCCTTCTTGGGTGGGTTGATCATTTCTATATGAAATTTATTTTCTCTCATTGCTTTTTGTATGATTTTTAGTTGCTCATTAAAGTTTTCGCTCATAATGTCTTTATCTGTATAAACCACAAGCTTTAATGTTTGCTTGTGTTTCATCATTTGGGTAATTGTTCCGGATCAAACCATCCGCATGGGTAATTAACCATGGTTATGCTCCTGGAGGGTTAAGGTCTGTAAGCACAATTATAATTAATAACAGTGCCATTAATATACCTATGGTGTCTAACATTTTTGCTCCTATCTAATATCTATCTTCAAAAATAAGTATTGAAATTATCGTAGCTGCTACTGAAGAGAATATCAGTATAAGGGAGGACAGTAGCAACCACGATAAAACTTCAAAAACTAAATGCACGACTTTTGCACTACTTTTGGTTTTTTTCTTCTGTCGTGAAAATCCATAACTATTTTACCATCATCATAATACAAAAGATCAAAGTCATCGCCAGCTATATGATGCCGAGCCGGTAACTTAGACCTTTTTTGAAATAATTGGAATTTTCTTTCTTCTACTGCTTTTCTATTTTCTGGATATGCCATCGTTACTCCTTATGTATAAACATGTAAAAAGATGAAAACATAAGAAAATTAAACCATATGTTTTTAGAGAATGCAAATTAGTTTTGAATAATGTCTAAAATGTTTTTGATGGGGTCGTTATTTTTGATGTGTTCATCGGCTATGGTTAGCTGATTTTGGTCTATGGGTTTTATAAAAACTGCGTTTCTATATTTAAGAGAAACCAAGGCAAATATATCTACTGCTTGCTCTTGATAATCTCTTTGTTTTGTATGAGAGCCTCTCCGCATATCGAATCGCCAATTAACTCTACCTTTATTTATTTTGGATGATGTTTTGACTTGGACCTTATAGAGTTTATTTTTGTATTCAAAAATTAAATCTGCCTCTGAGCCATGAGGAACTATTAAGACTGTATCAGAAACTTGAGAGAGAAGTGCTGCTGCGAGATATTCACCTGATCGACCAACTCTTTCAGTGGCCCTTGGCATAATTCTATTCTTCTTTTTCCGGCTGTAATCTTTCTGCTGTTAATGCTGGCATATCAAGTGCAGTGATAATGTTCGCTGCTCTCATTGCGGCTTCTTCAGAGCCAACCGCCAATCTGCCAATTCTTTGTAACTCTTGCACTGAATTATCAGACGTTAATATTTTTGTTAGCTCTTTAAAAGTCTTGTCTTCTACAAATTCACCATACCTTGTAGCAAGTTTTAACCTCCACATAAAAGAGCCAATCTGTGCCGCTTGTTTTGTAATTCCTTTTTGGAAATCTGGTAACACGCCTGTCGGTCTATCTATATTTGCTAATCTTGCTGTTCTTTCTAAGATTTGACCAAACTTTTTAAATCCTTCAACATAATTAGCGGTTTGTGTTTTATTGAGCCCTTTAGCATCTGCCACACCCAAAAGTGCACGGTTAAATATCTCTGCTTTTTGAGCATCCCCAGCAAGAATATTGTATAAATTAAAACCAGTTTTAAGTGATTTTCCTTGAGGGGTTTTTTTAAATGCTTTTCTTGATGCATTTTGTATATATAAACCAACCAATTTTGGGAAAGCCTCTTTATTAACTTTATTAAGTTCTGTATAAACACTTTTTACTGAAGCATCTGTCATTAAGTCAGGATCAAAAACAAATTTTTGCATAGCAGCCGGTGATGCCTTGCCCTTATATAAACCACCAACACTATCTCTTACAACCTCAACAAGCTCTTCACTTAATTTTTGATAAAGGTCACTCGCCTCTTTGTAATCTTTATTGGTCTTTAATGCACTAAATAAATCATCTGCAATTCCTGTTTGGTTCTGATTAAATAAAATATTCCTACCAAGACTATTTAGAGCTTCTTTATCTTTCAAAATTCCTGTGGTTGAGTCATCGTGTTTTTCTCTGTACCTTCTTGCCAAATTACTAATTTTTTCAATATTAACTTCTGGAATTATTTTTGGCTTGGTTTTAATTTTTTGTCCATCTGGCAGAGTAATTTCTTTTGGTTTTTCAACCTTTTTTGTTAAACCTCTTTTTATATTCAAAAGCATGGTTTTGTTTGCAGTATCATCTGCATCCAATCTATTAATTCGATCATCAATTTTTTTGATAATGCTTGTAACTAAATTTGGATCAATACTTTGTTGGTCTGCTAACTCAAATATTTCATCGCTTTTAAATGTTCTTGTTAGTTTTGCCTGTTTGACTGCCTCTATACCTGCTTCTTTAACCTCTTGAAATGCAGCTTTTCTATATTCAGGATTTTTCATTATGGTTCCAACAAGCTTTTCTGTTTCTGACTTAATTATGTCCGGTCTTGATTTAAAATATTCATACATGCCAGGGCCGCCAGACGTAGATTTATATACATCCTCACCAAGTCTTTGTAAAAGTTTATTGTCAACAATTTCAGCAGCAGATATAGGTATATTTAATCTTACTGCTTCTTCTTCTATAAGTTTTGCAACCTCAAATTCTTTGTCATCAATGGTTCTAGCAACATCCCTAATAATTCTATCTGCTTGTTTTGGTTTGAGAGCTCTTGCGGCTAATAGTTGACCTGTAAGGGCGGCTCCTAATCCCGCCATTGGTGCTTCTTCTTCTAATAATTCATAAGGAACACCGCCTGCTGCGCCGACTCCAAGTGTTTTTGCAGCAGCACGACCTGTTCTTACAAAAGGCAAACCAGGAGCAGCAAATTCTGCTGTGGATTCTACCAATCTTCCAGGCACTGTTTTTGGTTGATATTGTGTTAGTGCTTTTGCACCAGGGACCCTTTCTATCAAAGACATGATTGTATCAAGCCCAGGAAAAACCCTTTCGCCGGTAAACACTCCTGATATAGCCCCTACTGATGGAACTCTCTTCAAAGACTCTGGTAAAGCTTCAGCAATTCGTCTTGGGACTTCTGTAACACCGGGCAAACGTTCTTCTAATTTTCTTACGCCAAAACCAGCAAGCTGTTCGGCTGCTGATGGTAATGCTGCTGTTTCAGCTAATCCAGTAACAAGACCTCGTGCACCGCTTATTGGTATATCTAATGCAGCTTCAGCCAAGCCTACCTCTGCTGGAACTTCTTGTGCTGCAATATCTTGTTCTATAGCCTGCTTTGTTTTTAAAAGCTCGACTACTTTAGCTTCATCCCCTTCAGCATAAGCTTGCTCTATCGCTTTGTTAATAGTGCTTAAATGTTGTACAGACATTAGATTTTGCCTTGTTGTTGATAATATGCTTGGATTTGTTCTACTGATGCGCCTGGCCCAGGAACCCCCATAGCATCATTTTGTGTTCTTGATTTTATTGCTTCTAAAGGATTTATAAACGCTTTAAATTGTGGGTATGCATTATAGTAACCAAGTAATTCTTCTTGAGTTTCTGTTTGTATTCCTTGATTTAATAAATTTTGTGAGAATTCTACCTGCCCTTGCAGTTGAAGTTGAATATCATCAAGGAGTCTAGTGTAAATGTCTTCAATAACAGCTATTCTTCCTGTTGCTCCCACACCTCCTGAAACAATAGCAAGTGCATTTTCATAATCTTTATCTGAAAGACCCCTGCCCTCTTGACCTCTGGCAGCAGCAAATAAGTATGCTAAATCTCTAATTCTTGATTCGGAAACTCCAAAATCTTCAGAAACCTGCATGATCCTATCAAAAAATTTTGTGTTTTTTAATCCAGCTTTTTCTGATTCAAATGTTTTAAATGTATTTGCATATGGGTCTTGATTTTTTTGACCTGATAAAATATCTCCAAAAGCATCTACTGACTGAACAACCCCATCAATGGCCTGAGCCACTGTTCCTACGCCTGTTAGCGCTGCTTCTGGGCTTTCTGCAAGCTTGTTGGCTGCACCCTGTAAAGCATTAAATAATGTGGTGTGCGAATCTAATTTAGTCTTAAATACTTCAAATGTTTTGCCTGCATTTGAAGCCTGACCTCTTTCTCTAATTTGTGTTGGTGAACTAATCTTAGCTAATTGACCACCAGCCGCATAAATAGAATCTTTGATTTGTTTTGCTTCTTCATCGGTAAGAGCAGCAATAGGTTCCCCATTTTTATCTAAAACCTGCCATTGAATTGGGCCCTGCTCTGAAGGCATAGCGGTCTTTAAAAAATAAGCATACAAAGATTCTTCCGGTAGTGTTTTAAGAAGATTGCGAGTTTCTAATGGTGTGTTTTCTAAACTATCAACCCACTGAGTTAAACCTTGCCTTCTTTCTTCTTTTTCTGCTAATAGTTTATTTGCTCTATTTTCTTCTAAAGCAACCTGCAAACGTCTTGGATCACCAGACAATCTTGCTGTTTCAACACTTAAAATATCTGCTAATTGTTTTAGTGAGTTTGCCATAATTATGCAAATGAGCTCGGTGGTCTTTGTTGTGATCCAAAACCACCGCCAAATAATCCACCCAAGGCACTAAAACCTTGTTGTATTTGTGGTTGATATTGAGTCAATATGTTCAAACCTGTAGTTAGCCCTTCTAAGCCAGAGGGTCTATAACTTGTTACTTCACCAAGTGGTTGTGCGCTAATTCCAGAAGCAAGCAATCCTAATTGTTGTCGAGGGTATGCTAAAGCTCTTTGGAATTCTTGGTATGGAACCTCTAAAGCTGCTTGTTGCAATGCTTGTTGTTGAGCACCAATGCCGCCTAATGCTGAAAGTCTTCTTGCTTGTTCCGCACCTATTCCACCTAATAAACCAGCACGAAACTCTCTGCCCGCTAATTGTCTAGCAATATCAGACTCAGCTGCTCTTTGTGCTTGTTCAAACCCTGCTTGTCTTAAACCAGCGGCTGTTCTTGCCATAACATCTGCAAATGGTCTTTGTGATTCTGCTTCTAAGATAGCTGATCGTGAACCACCAAAAGCACCTGCGCCTATTGCTCTTTCTTGTGCTTCTTGTCTAGCTATATCTGCTTGTCTTTGTATGTCTCCCAAAGTGGTTTCTATAACTTGTTCCTGGAATGGTGATTGATAAGCTGCAATATCAGCACCTAATAGACCTGGTATTGGGGCTTCTGCAATTTCTCTAATTCCAGTCAAAGGATCATACTGCATACCTGTTTCGAACAATCCACGAGTAGCCTGAAATGCTCTTAATTGGTCTGGTGAAAAACCTGCAACCCTTGGTCCGGTATAAGGTACAAATGGCTGGCCTGCTATGCTTTGTGCCCTTTTATATAAATCCTCATACATTGCCATTTGTCTAGGGTCTATTTGTTGTGTTGTTTGACCTGTTTCTGGATCAAAAGCTGCTTTTGCAGCAGAACCAACTCCTAGAAGACCGCCGGCAATATCTAATATATCTGAAAAAATTGACATAATTAAAACCTGTAAATATCCTTTATTGTAGCTATTTTATTAAAAAAATTCATTATCTAATCGCCTTTTCCATATTCAACGATACTCGCTGTTACATTAATGTTTGCATGGTTTACTTGTATTTTAAGTATTTCACCTGCTGTAAGAATCAAACTCTTAGACAACATCTCTTGTGTTTCGTATGCAGTAATATTGTGGTTTTTCCAAAGATAATGATTGGTAGCACCTGAAGTGATTACAATATCTACATTAGTTTGTTGGTTTCCATCATCACCTACCAATAAAGATTCTACGATTGCAAAATCAAAATCACCGCCTGTGGGTGCTGTGTAAATAGTTTCTAATGATGCAGTACCGCTTACATCTAATTTAGCATTGACAGCCCTTTGTATGTACTGTCGTTGTGAGGATAAATCCATTATCTTCTGCCTCTGTTCTTAACATCTAAACGTATATCACCGACTTGGAAGTCTTGAGTTGTGCTTCCTGTAACTGTCATTTCTACTTGTCGTGCGGTAAATCTAGCATCTACATAACCATCACTTTCAAAGGTAAATGATCCAAAGTCTTGTTCTGCGCCAAGTGGATTAAATCGACCTTTGAAACTAAGGGTTACACCAGGCAAGGTGTTGGCTTCTTCATCTGGAAGGATTTGATTGCATTGTACTAATCTATCGCCCTGACCAATTTGTATTGGCCCTGAAGTACAAAAAGGTGATCTACCATTAAGATCAGGTGAATTACCAAGTAAAGTTGATTCGTGTTCGTAAACAAATCCGCTTGAATCAGCAGAGATAGGATAATTAAACACGCCTTGGTCGATCCAACATCCTCTATCAAGTTCACCGATTGACCATACATTTTGTGCATAGTTCCAAATCACATATTTATTCGGTGTGTATTGGCTATCACCGCTTGGGAATCCCCACCATATCTCATTAAAGTTAGAGTTATGTCCACCCCATGAAGCTGCTCTTGCTGGTACATTAAGATTATCAAAAACATAATCATGCACCTCACATGGTATTTCTCTTACTGAGCCATCATAGATATAAAAAGCATTTTCACCCATCCATGCAAGGAAGTTACCTGTAGGCACAATTACTCTTCTGCCTACTGCTTTACAGTTTGTACCTGCATCAGCAATACCATAAACAAAAGGTGAGCCAGAATAGAACATTCTGTTAATACCTGTATCACTAAAAATGATAATGTCGGATCTAAACTTAACAGCGTATAAAGCTCTGCCACCTGTAGGGATTTGTAAATCACCTGCGGTGTTGGTTGCTTTTGATGTCCAAGTATTACGATCTTCTCTGGTTGACCATGCTATTTTTCTTGGATCACTTGCTGAACCAATCGCAACTAAATGTCTTTCATTGGTAACAATGGTTGCTTGGTTGCCTACAGGTGCGTTAGTTACTGCGGTTGCTATGGTATCAGGTGTACCGCCTGAGTTTGGCGACCATTCATAAATCTTGCCATCGCCTGAGAAACAGAAAACTAAATCTTCACCCCAATTACTGAATGAAAAATGACCTGTATCTAAAGGTAGTCCAGATTGACTTCTAGCATCGCCATAATCTTCTGAGCCATAAGTATAAGCACCGAATCCTAGAGGATCGTTGGTTGTATCATTAACAAAGCCTACGGGGGTGATGTCTGTCCATGTATTGTCATACAACACATAAACCTTTTCTCTAGTACCAACTGCTAAAATAGGCTCACCAGCATTATCTGAATAGGCGTACATCCCAATGGGTGCGCCATCTAATGCTGTTGTTTTAAGTTTTCCCCAACCACCTATAGGTTTTAGGTAGCCATTTTCAAAACGAACTAAATCCCCGTCAACCCAACGACCTTTATTGCCATAGTCAGTTCCGTTCTTGACTATGCCTGCGGGTGGAGTAACTGGAATGAGTGCCATTCACTTATTCAGAAGGCGGGGTAGGCTCTGTAGAATCTTTATGATTTTGATACGCTGTTTTTACATCGCTTGTCCATACAGCATTACAGATACCCTGAACTTGTGAAGATTCTCCTGAAATATCAGTATCTTCCCACGATTCATTATTCTTTACAGAAGGTACTAAAATCTTTCTGCTGAAAGAGCGATTTATTTCAACTCCATCTTCTTTAATAACTGTAGCAGTTCTTACTTGAACAAATTTATAATCTCCTACTACTTCAATTTTATCTTCTAT